CTATCTATCCTCCCCCTCCAATCCCCACCCCTCAGGCACCAATTTTTCTTGCGGTTCAACGAGTCAGCCCCATGACTTCGAAATGATCGCTCTGGCCGAATCTGTCGGCACCCTACCCGCAGCCCTTGTCTGGACTGGCCTGACTGGCGCCATCACTACACTGTGGATCTGGATTGCCAGACAGTTCCGGCAGCAGGCCTCGAAATTAGAGGACTGCGAGGAAGACCGAGCCAAACTCTGGCAGGCCATGGTGATCCTATCCCAGCACGTTGACGGCATCGACATCCGGGAGCTTGTGGCCATCAGGGACAGGCCGCTTTCTCCCCGGAAGCGCCACCGGGATGATCCGCCCAGCGGGCAGGCTCCGGCGGTGGTTTGACGCATACGCACTTGCGTAGCAGAAAAGTTTGGACGGGCGTGATGGCGTCCGGCATGGTGGTCGCATGCACCGTGATTGCATCGACACCACTACCTCCGCAGGCCGCTCCGCCAGACTCGCCATCGACGAGTTCGCAGAAGCGGGACGCCAATGGGACGCCGCAGTAGCATCCCGCGACAAAAAAGCCATCCGAATGGCCGGCTATGCCTTGGAGCAAGCCGAAGAAACCCGACGCATGTCCATCAGCTACTACCTCACCTACTACGCCACACACCAAGTATGAACGACATCGACAAACTCGCGGACTACCGTGCCGCCACCGCCTAATCCAAACCACCGCATCACATGCCAGAACTCACAATCGCCCGATACCGCTTCCGCATTGCTGCCGCCCGCGTGGCCGCAGCCGAAGCGGAAAACGACGCCGCCGCGCTCTCCCGATGGGAGGCAACGCTGGCCGAATGCACCAAAGCTCTCACCGCAGCCCTCACAATCCCATGAACGACATCGAAAAGCTGAACGACTACCGGGACGCCATTGCGGCAGTCCGCATGCCAAAACTGGCCGACCGGATGCTCGCCGAATACATGGAGGGCGCACGCCGGAAGGCGCTGGCAGAAATCGACTGCGCCACCGAGATGCGCAACCCAACCCGGGTGACGGAGATCCTGAGCAAGCAGGACGCCAAGGACCGTGGAATGGTTCCGGTGGGTTGCTGTGGGGCGAAGGACGCATGGTGGCACAAGCCTATCATCAGAGACATGGAACGCGGAAACATCACCCACGCCCTCGTCCGCGAAGGAAAGGGCGAGGACGTTTCCGTCTGGAGAGTCCCGAACGCATCGTGGGTTCCGCCTACACTCCTGCCAGACGAAGAAGAATAACCCCAACCAAATCCAATCCCATGAACTCCCCGCTATTCCCAACCGCCCCCGTCGAAGTCGCCCTCGTTTCTCAGGAAACCCCTGAGGTTCTCACTGGCCCGATGCCAGTCTCTCTGGAACTCATGCCCCGCGCCGACGGGGCTGAACGGTTCGCGCCGCTCATCGCCCGCATCGATGGAGCCGAAGCGCAGGCTATGAGCATCAAGATCAGTGACGACGACAGTCCGGAGATCATCAAGGCCAAGGCTGCCCAAGCCCGCCGCCTCCGGCTCGACATCTTCCGCCCGTCGCGAGTCGAAGCGGACAAGCTGCACGCAGACCTCAAAGCCGGCGTGCTGGAGATCGGGCGCAAACTCGACAAGGCCCGCGCAGACTTCCGGTCCCGGTGTGAACGCATCGAAGACCACCTCGCCGGAGTCGAGAACGAACTGAAGCGCCGGGAAGAGCAGGCCGCCGCCGCCCGCCTCGCAGAACGGCAGGCCGCAATTGCGCCGTATGCCATCCCCGGACTTCCGCTGCCGCCATGGCCGGACGACGAAGCCGGCTTTGTGGAGGTGCTGGGAACCCAGAAGGAACTGCGCATTGCATGGGACAGTGAGCAGAAGCGGAAGGCCGCCGAGGCAGCAGCCGAAGCCGAGCGGAAGCGCAAAGAAGCAGAGGAAGCCGAGCGCAAACGCCAGGCGGAACTTGAGGAAGCCCGGGCAGCCAAGGCCAAGGCCGACGCCGAGCGCCGCGCCGCCGAGGAGAAACTGGCCGAGGAACGCACCAAGGCGGAAGCGGAGCGCAAAGCCGCAGCCGAAGAGCAGCGCAAACGCGATGCCGAAGCCGCCGCCGAACGCCGACGCATCGAAGCGGAGCGTGAAGCGGAGCGCAAAGCCGCTGAGGAAGAGCTACTCAAGAAATCCAAGGCCATGGCCGAACGCCTCGCCGCGCACCAGAACGCACTCGGCAAACTGCCAGACGCCGCCCGCGGACTAGCCGCCGCGCTCCGGGATGTCATGCCGGACCTCTCCGGGGACTACGCCGCCGCAGCCGTTGCCGCGCTTGCGTATTACGACGAGATTGCCGCCGAACTCTGAGCCCTCACCCTGTCGCCATATGGACCCCAAAGAACTCGACACCTTCGACACCCTCGACACGCAGGACCTCGCGTGGCCCCGCACCATCTTGGAGCGGTTTGGCTGCCTCATGCTCGCGCTCTGTTTTCTCTGGCTGGGACTGGCCGGAATCTGGCAGACCGCTGAACTCATTCTCTCCGCACTGCCATGAGCCACATCGAAAAAACCACCCGCCCTCTTGTCCGGCATATTTGTGGTTACTGCGCTCCGGGATACCTCAAACTTGCCTCTGCCGTCAATCCGGCAAAAACGGACTGGTGCGTGAAATGCACACATAGAGCCGAGGGGATAGACCGCGAAGTCATAAAATCCGGATGGCGAGGCTTAACAATTCTCGAAGGAACCACGAAATGAGCCACATCGCCAAAGCAATCCACGCAATGCAGTCCGCCGGGCTGGTCTGCGTCAAGTACCGGAAAAACGATTCGCTGCATGCCAAATACGCCACGCTGGCCGACATCTGGGAACTGCTGCGGCCGCACCTGACCGACCACGGTCTGGCAGTCTCATTCCGTCACGGAGCAATCCGGGAAGTCGGCACGCAGATCGTGCAGGGCATGACGGTTCGCATTGTCCATGCCGCATCCGGTGAGGTTGAGGAATGGGCGGGGGAATACCCGATGCCTGAAGGAAACCGCGGAGTCAATTTCGCCCAGCGGTTTGGGTCCGCCACCACCTACGCCCAGCGGTACGCCCTGTGCGCAGCCTTCGGCGTGGCCACCGGGGACGACGACGACGCCCGCCGCGCCGCCAGTCAGGTAGGCCGCGCAGCCGGCGCGACGGTTTCCAGCAATCCGGACAACTGGCCGGCATTGATGGACGGCGCATGGGCTGACGCGCCCACGCCGGACGGTTCCGCCACGCTCGGGGACATCGACCACCGCGCCCGTCTGGCCCTCTGGAAATCCAACCCGGACCACGCTGGCTTGCTGGCCTACGTTGCCGACTGGATCGTGGGCAGGCTGGAAAACTCCGGATCCTCCTGGGCACAGTGGACCGAGGAAGCCGGCGGAACTTGGCCGGATGGCATCGACCAGTGCAGTCCGGACGAACTTCGCGCCGCCGCACGCGCAATCTTCGCCGCATCCAAGTCATGAAAGACTTCCAGCCATACTTCGACCCGACCAGCCGACTGGCCGCGTTCAGCCCGGCCCGCCTGCGGAACTACTACGAGATCCCGGAAGAGCAGTACCACGCACTCCCCGCCGTCAGCGCCTCGACGCTCAAGCCGGCCACACCCGGCCACATGCTCGACCAACTCACCACTCCCGAGGTGGACGTGTACGATTCTCCAAGCCGCGCCGAAAGCTTCACGATGGGCCGACTTGCCCATTGGGCCGCACTCGAACCGCACAAATTGGACCCGGCCAACCACCTCGAATGGATGGTGGCCAGTCCGACCGATGGACTGGGAACCAAAGCCGCCCGCGCCACGCGAGACGCCAACCCCGGCAAGCTATTGGTAACCCCCGACCACATTGCCAAGGCTGCCGCACTCCTCCGCGCCATTCGTGGTCACGCCGAAGCGCAGCACTGGTTGACGATCCCGGCCCTCAACGAAGCCAGCGGAGTCATCCGGTCGAACGGTTTCTGGCGCAAATGGCGCACCGACCGCATAGCCATCGACCACTCTGCCGTCATCGACGTGAAGACGACCCGGCACAACGTCGCTGGCCAGCGTGGCGTGAAGCAGTGGATTTCCGAATGCTGGGAACGTGGCTACTGGATACAGGCCGCCTGGTATCTCCACCACCACGAACTGGCCACCGGATTCCGGCCCGCCCGGTTCGTCTTTGTGGTGGTCAGCACAACCGCGCCGTTCCATGCCCGCGCCTTCGAGGTGGAGAACACGCCGACCGACGCCGCGCACTATCACCCGGACATGCCACTGGCGAAGGCCCGCCGGATTCTCGGGCTGGACCCCGGCGAGGAGGGTATCACGCGCCTCGACATGTTTTTGCGCAGCGCCCGCGAAACCGCAGCCGAGCAGGCAGCCGGCCGCCCGCTTACCCCGGAAATCCTGCGCCAACTCTGGCCCATCACCGAAGACGACGCGGGCGCCATCCATATCAACCTCCCACCCATCTTCTGATTATGCCACCGAAACCAAAAACACCACCACCAATGGAACCAACCGAACCCGCGGCCCAGCCGCCCAATGCTCTGCCGTTCATCCCGGACATCATCAGCCGTCAGGCCGACTGGCCGGAGCGGAAGGAAGTCTGCGGCCTTTCTGTGCCGCTCACGGAATCCGAGATGATCGAAGAGGCCCACAAACTCACGGACAACCTAAGCCTCGCGGACCAGATCCGAAGCGAAGCCAAGGCAGCGAGCGACCAGTTCAAGGCCCGCCTTGAGGAAACGCAGTCCGCCATCAACCGCAGCCGCATCCTGATCGACCGGGGCGCCGACACGCGGGCGGTGGAGTGCGTCTGGATCTGGGAAACCGCCGGGACCGACGAGAGCGGCAGCATGATCGTGGACCCCGACCGCCGCACGCTGGTCAGGACCGACACATGGGAAGCGATTCGCCACGAACGGATCCCGGAAGAAGACAGGCAGTTGACCATGTTCAACGACGAGGAACTTACCGATGAAGGAGGTGCTGAATGAGCCCAAAACTAAGACCCGATGACATTGGGTGGTGGTGGGTGCGGCAGACTACAAAATGGAAAGCCGTACACTGGAAATGTTTTGAGGTGGTTTTGCAACCATGGGATCCAGAGCCGGATTATGCGGATGAAATACTCACAATCCAAGCCGCATGCTGGATCCGTGCCGACAAAGTAAATACGGGCATTGGCATCATGGATGGATCGCAGTGGTTTCCGGCGGTGCCTCCATCATGGTCGGAAGGAGGTGCCGAATGAACCAGCATGTAATTACGATACTGGCCTACACAGCCATGGAGGGCAGTTACCACATGCCCTACCACCCGAGCGCCCACGGAATCCCGTGGCATCCTGCGCCCAACCAACGGAAACGGCGTAAACAGCATCGCCAGACGCGCCCGCATGGATGGAAGGGAGGTGCGGAATGAAACGCGCCAAAGTTCAACTGATCGTTCGCATGGTATCTCCCGGACTCCCGGCGGAACAAATGACCATCGAAAACGAATTCCCGTACCACGACGCCCGCCTCCGCTACCACGAACTACTGCGACAGGCGTTCAAAGCCTCGCAGGCAACAATGGCCAGCACGCCAACCGATGCTTTCACGGCCACGGAAGGAGGTGCCGAATGACACTTCAGCAGGTTCTGCAAGTCATCGCCGTGGCCGCCGGCGCATACTGCGCTTTGGACATGGCCCGCACGATCAAGCGCCAACGCGACCGCATCCACCAACTCCGGCAGGCCTTGTTCGACATCTACCACACGATGGAGGTTCCGCAGTCAGTCCGGGAACAGGCACTTATCGCCATCAAGAAAGGAGGCCAGTCATGATTCCGGCCCCCCAAGACACTTGGCCAAATTGCAGTCCCGACAGATTCCGGGAAATCTGCGGAGAACTGGCAGCCATCTACACCGCCATTCATGCCGGGAAGAGAATCGTCTGGCGGGATCGGGACAATGAACACTGGAAGGACATCACCCAAGGACCAACCGTTGCGTGCATTTTCAGCGGCAGAAAATTCGTAATCTACGCCGAAGAGCCGGAAACCGTGTGGGCAATCCGCAGCGCATCCGATCCGGGGCTTTTCCACACCACCACTGATGAATCTGTGGCCAAAGGTTGGCGCGACGATGGCCTGACCGTCTACGGGTACGAACTCGCCGGAACCTCATTCCGCACGCTATGACCGCAGCGCCGCCAGCCAGCCGATTCCTCGTTCCTCCTGCGTGGCCGGACTGGTGGTCTGCGCCTCCGACCCCGTCGCCGCGCAGGACGGCGGCGGGGCTATGCCTTTTCCGGGCCGTCCCGATCAATCTCCCGGATGAAGCCCGGTTCCGCATTTGGTGGAAGACCTACGGCGGAGCCATGACCCGCGCCGGGTGGGGACTCAATAGCTGGAACGACAAGACGACGTTGCAGCAGTGGCTCACCATCGACGGCTGCCTGACGCCCGTCACGCTGGAGAAGATTGCCCGCCTCGACGCCCGCCGCGCCGAGCAGGCCACCGGGACGCTGGACCTCCCGGAGCCGGAACTTGTGCTGGACCCGCTGCCGCATGACCTCGAAGGGAAGCTGCGAGGGTATCAGGTGATACCAGCCCGCCAGCTATTCCGCTCCCTGACCCACGGGAAGCAGGAATGGGGATACCCCGGAGCCGTGGATTTTTCTGACATGGGGACCGGGAAGACGTACATGGGACTGGCCGCCGCGCTGGCCACAGGCCGGAAGGTGGTCGTCCTCTGCCCGGTCGTGGGCCGCGCCGGGTGGGAGCGTGCATTCCAGCATTTCGGGACAGAGCCGCACTTCATCGGAACCTATGAGGGACTCCGGAGCGGCAACCGCCCGCACGTTGTCGCCCAGCGCGATGACGGAACCTTTGTGTGGCAGTCGCCGGACGACATCATTCTCATTCTCGACGAGGCGCAGGCCCTCCGGCATGACGACACGCTGAACGTCGCCCTCTGCTCCGGAGCCGTGAGGCAGGGCATTCCGATCATCGCCGCCTCCGCCACCATCGCCATCGACCCCCGCGAATTCCGATTCGCCGGCCGCATTGTCGGACTGCACGACGGAGCCGAGGACTGGAACCGCTTCCTTGTGCGGCATGGGTGCAGCAAGCCGAAGGGATCAAAGACATGGAAATGGGACGGAGACTTCTCCGCGCTGGCCCGGATCAATGCCAAACTCTTCCCGCGCCGGGGCTGTCGGGTCCGCAAGCAGGACCTCGGGGAGGAATGCCCGGAGACTTCCATCACCGTGCTTCCCATCCGCTGCGCAGCCGGCGAACGCATCGCCCAACTCTGGAACGACACCGAAGCCCACCTCGCCCGCCTCCGCGGAACCCGGCAGTATGAGATCGAATGGAGACGCTGCCGCATGAGGATCTGGCAGGCCGCCGAGAAAGCCCTAGTTGAACCCATCGCGGAGCGGATCCGCGCCGACATCCGCGGAGGCCGCAGTGTTGCCGTGTTCGTGAGCTTCACGGAAACCCGCACGGCATTGGCCAAGATGCTCAACACCAACGCGGGCTTCTATGGTGGCCAGCCGCTGGCCCGCCGTCAATACTTCGAGCGGCAGTTTCAAGCGAACCGGGAATTCCTGCTCATCAATCAGATCGGAGCAGGCGGGGCCAGCGTCAGCCTCCACGACACCACAGGCGACCGACCCCGCAGCGCCTACATTTTCCCCTCGGACAACCCCGTCCACATGCGGCAGGCCACCGGACGGGTGGACCGGGTGGGCGGCGTGACCGCCTCCGAGCAGTGGATCCCCTGCGTGCAGGGCACGATTTCCGAGAAGATGGTGGAGCGAGCCAGACGGAAAATGCTGGGCTTCGACACCATCAACGACGGATCCGCAGCAACTCAACAATTCTGAACCATGAAACCCACGCACATCATCGGAATCGACAACGGCATCACCGGGGGCCTCGCGCTTCTCAATATGGCCGGCGCCCTCATCACCGCGACCACCATGCCAACCTGCTTCGACAGGCACCTCAACGCGAACCGCATTTTCCCCACCATGCTCCTAAACTGTTTGAAAACTCTGCACAATGACGCCGCCTACAAAGATCACGTTATGCGCCCACCTCGGGACTTGAAAATCCTCGTCGCCATCGAACTTTGCCCGCGCCACAGCCGCAGCAAAAACGCAATGAGATCCATGGCCATCTCATGGGGACTCGCCATTTCCACCATTGAACTGGCCGGATATGAATGGACATCCGCCAACAGCGGGAACTCGAAAGCATCGTGGCAACGATGCCTACTGGGACGCCTCGAAAAAGATCAGACAAAGCCCGCAGCCATAGCACTGGCCCGCGAACTCTGGCCGCACGAATCATTCATTCCGCAAAGATGCCGCAAGCCCGACACCGGGATGGTCGATGCAGCCCTGATCGCCGAACACATTCGCCGCATCCACCTATGAACGACCGAATTCCCGCCGGACTATGCGTCATCCTGTGCTTCCTGTGCTTCCTGCTCGGGGCCGTGTTTGGCGTTGGCCTGCTATTCCATGAAGCCGCCACCCGCGGCGGAAACCCCACCACCAAATCAGAGTGATGCACTGGGCACAATGCTTGGCACGCACGCGCCGCGCCCCCATGATGGTCATGCCGGGAAACCACAGCAGTCCGGAAGTGCATTTCTGGGCTGGTCGATACCCCGGCAAAATCGGGTGGCTCATTGGCCCAACCGCAGCGCCGAAGACAAAGCTGCGCACATGGATGCCATTCGCATTGGATAACGACGCATTCACCGCATGGACAACCCAGCAGCCATGGAATGAACAGGCGTGGCTCGACATGCTTTCCCGCATTCGCCAGTCCAATCTCCGGCCGCAATGGGTGCTGGTTCCCGACCAAGTCGCAGACGCCGAAGCCACGCTGCGTCTGTGGTCCGTATATGCTCCCGTGGCCGCACGATATGGCTGGCCGTTGGCGTTTGCGGTACAGGATGGCATGACCCCCTCCGACGTTCCGCCGGCTGCTGACGTAGTTTTTGTGGGAGGCACCAGCCGCTGGAAATGGTCAACAGTCGAATCATGGGTGGCCACTGGCCGACCCGTGCATGTTGGCCGCGTCAACACGGTCGAACTACTGGAAACGTGCGACCGCCTAGGCGTGCAGTCCGCAGACGGAACCGGATGGTTCCGTGACCCGACACGACCAGACAAAATGCTGGCGCTGCATCAATTCATCGAAGGCCGCCGCACCACTCAAATTCCGTTGCTGTAATGAAACGTGTCCGCATGACGCTCAAGGAAGACTGCGAAGCCGAACGCACAAGCCTACGCGGTTACGTAGGATTGCAAGCTGGCGCAGTCGTCACCGTCGTGGACCGTGCCGCAGATCAGGACGGCAGAAATGTCCCTGATCCCGAAGCCGTCGCCATCACGGCAGGCGGTTCCGAAGTCTACATCCCAACCAAGAACCTGACACGCCTATGAACATCCACGACCACTACGAACCCGACGCCCCCACGCACGAGGAACGGGAGCATGGCCTCTTCATCATAGACGTTCCGCTTACCTACCATGAAAGGCTTGAACACGCCGGGCAGAATGGCGATGTCCGAGCTGACTTCGAGCTTTGGTGGCGCACCATTGGCAGGGAAATCCCTGACCGCCTCCACCTCGCCAAGAAGGCGTGGCTGTGGACATGCTCGCCGCGCCTTATGGATGAGGTTATCGCCTGCCCGCTCAAGAGCGAGACGGACAACAAATGGATGGCGTGGTATGTGTTCAGCGCCGGATGGGCGGTGGCGACCCTCGAAACAGAATTGGAACTGGCGCAGGTGCCATGCATCTGCCAGTCCGAGAAGGGAGGTGCAGCGTGAGTCTCAAGGTGCCATCCCCAACCCGCTCCGCCACATGGCGAGAGACGGAAACCAAACTCTGCCGCGTATGCCTGGAGCCGATGTGGCCCAGTCCGAAAGCCACCCGGTCATCGTGGGACCGCAAGCAGACCTGTGGCGCACTCTGCCAAGGACGCCTTTCCGCCGAAGCGTGCCGCATTGCGGCCGGAACCAACCACTACCGAATCAAATGACAGCCGAAGAAATACTCACCAGGGCGCTGCACGCCATCAAACGGAGCGGCACCGAATACGACACCAGCGGGACCGGAGCGAAGCGGGAACGCAGCGCGGCCCGAATTGCCCAACTATTCGGGCGGCACACAGGAATCATACTGACCAACGAGCAGGTCTGGTGCTTCCTGCAATGCGTGAAGCTTGCCCGCTTGGAAGCGACTCCGAGCCACGAGGACAGCCTTGTGGACCTGCTGGCATACCGGGCGCTTGAGCTTGAGGAATTGAGCGGAGGAGGTGCCGAATGAGTGTCTGCGCTTACTGCGGCGAGGAAATTGAGGACGGCCAACCAACGGTTCCGGATCCATGGGGAGGCGCTGGCGACCGGATGCACATCGGTTGCGCTGCGGAAGATCAGGACGGCTGCGACATTGATCTGGAAAGGGGGGACTCATGAAATGCTCTCACTGGCCCCGCGGATTCCGCCGCTGGGGAGTCTCCTTGAACGGAAACGGAATCTCCTGCTACGCCATGGCCAGCACCAAGGCCGACGCCATCCGCGCCGTCCGCAGCCATGGACTGAAACCCGGCCCCAAAGCCTACGCCAGCCCGGACGGAAACCGGATCGCGGATGGCAACGGCGGGTGGATTTCACAGGCGGAACTGCTGATGCCATGACCCCCGAGGAACTCATCCGGCTTATGGAGGCCGCCGCCACCCACCGCTACACCGTCCGCGTTGCTCCGGACGGGACGGTTGAGATGCGGCCCGGTAAAGGCACCAGCGCCGAGCGGACGGCCGCGTGGAGACTGCGCCGCTCAGTGCCACCACCGGAACCGCCTCCCGTCGAGGAGCAGGTTCCCAAGCCGAAGCGCACCACCTACGGCCCGGAGCCGGAAGCATGTACTATTAGCCCGCCGGAATGCGTAGGCCCACAGGTGCTGGCAGCGTGGAAGGAATGGCAGACTTACCGTCAGAACCGCGCATCCCACCCGACCAGCCGCCTGCGGCTTCCATGGACCGCACAGGCCGCCCGCCTGTCCGCCAACTCGGTGGAGGCATTCACGCAATCCCATGGCCCGCAGATCGTGGCCGACCGCATCACCGCAGCCATTGCCGGAAACTGGCAGGGCTTGAACCTCCACAAACTGGAAACCCATGCAAACTATCGCCCAGAGAATCGCCAGCCTACAAGAAACGTGGCAGCAACGCCCAGAGCAAACCCGGCCGCCCTCGACGGGGACTTCCTCCCCACCGACTTTTGACGGGTTCCAAACGTTCGACGACCCGGTCCTCCGCAAGATGCGGAAGTGGGGGGAACGGTACGCGGCCGCCATCATCCACCGCCAGCCGCCAATCTGGTTGACCCTGTACGGACGCGCCGGAGCCGGGAACGGAACCGGGAAGACGCTACTGGCCACCATGATTCTCGACGCAGTCAGACCGCACCTGCGCAGCACCACGCCAACCAAATTCCTCAACTGGCCGGACACCGCCGCCCGATGGCAGGAACACACAGACATCCGCCGGCGCATCGACATTGCCCGCGAGGCTGAGGTGCTGGTCATCGACGACGCCGGCGCCGAACACCGCACACATGCCACCATCGGGCTGTTTTACAATCTGTTGAACTTCCGCCTTGGAAAGTGGACAATCATTACCACCAACCTGCCCACCTCCGAGTGGGACCAAGCGGACACCAGGATCAGCAGCCGCATGCACCGCGGCGGTTCCGTGATCCTCGAATGCGAAACCACAGACTATGCCCTCCGATGCCCTCCGTAAAACGTAAGGTCGCCCCGAAGCTACTCCTTGGCCCAGAGCATCCGTTGCAGGACCGATTTACGGAAGCGTTTGTCCAGCACCTCCTTTCCAATCCAGAGATGGGCGATGCCGAGGTTTACCGGGAGGTGGCCAATGACACCACGCTTGAGCCGCACCACCGCCGGAGCGCCAAGCTGATTCTCATGCGCCCCGAGGTAGCCGCCCGCATTCATTGGCTCAAGGAACAGCAGGCATCGCGCAGCGAGATCAGCCGAGACGAACTCCAAAGCTTTTTCGCAGCCGTCATCCGCACGCCGATTGCGGAAGTCACGCCGGAACACAGGATTGCCCACAAGGTCGAGTATCATGAAAACGGCGCGGTGAAGCGGGTGGAGATGCCGGACAAGCTGGCAGCCGCTGGCCACCTCATGCGGATGAACGGATGGGACAAGGCGCAGACCGAAGGCCCGTCACTGCACGCGGCGGAAATGGTCGTCTTCGCCGTGGTCAAGGGAACGTATCAGCCGACATGAGCGCCGATCAATACACCCATTGGATAGCCGGACACTATCCCACGACGGAATCCGCAAGCCTGCAATGCGCGGAGGCAACGCTGGCGCTTGTCATGGCGTTTCCTGAACTTCGCCGCGTTCGGGGTCATGCGATGGTAGGCGTCCACCTCCGTCCGCATTGGTGGTGCGTGACGCCGGAAGGGGGCGTCGTCGACCCAACGGCGCATCAGTGGCCGACTACCCCGGTGTTCTACGAACCATTGCCTGATGGCGCAGAAGATCCGCACGGCAGGTGCCTGCATTGCGGCAGCCTTCTCTTCCGATCCAACGGAGCGGGTTCCTATTTGTGCGAGGACTGCAACCCATGACCCCCGCAGAACGAGAATTCGCCAGCCGCCTCCAGAGCCGGGAATGGAGGCTGGCCAACCTGTACCAGATCCGGGACGCCTCCGGACAGCTGGTTCCGTTCGTGCCGCGCCCGGAGCAGTGGCGATTCCTCACGACCCGCCATAACCGGAACTTCGTGCCGAAAGCCCGGAAGCTGGGAATCTCCACCGCCATCGTCATCGACAACCTCGACGCCTGTATCTGGACGCCGGGAGGAATCCACGCCGCCCACATCGACCTCACCCAAGTGCATGCCGAGGGGAAGATCGACATCGCCAGCACGGCATGGACGGCAGGCCCGCAGCACCCGCGCCGGGAGATCGGCACCCTATGGCGCTGGATCCACAAGGCCAACCCGCTTCTAAAGCAGAATGCTTCGACGCTGGAATGGAGCAACGGCAGCAAGCAGGAGGCGGGAGTGAGCTTTGTGGGCGGCACACCGCAGCGCCTGCACTGGTCAGAGGCTGGCCCGTTGTCAGTGGAGAACCCGCAGAAGGCCGCGAGGATTCGCCGCCAATCGCTGAATGCCGTTCCAACCGGAGGCCGCATCGACATCGAAACTACGATGGAGGGCGGAACCTACGGCGAGGCCTACGCCCTGTTCAAGGACGCCCTGTCTACCCACGGCCAGCCGCTCACCTGGGTCGCCCCGGCGGAGCAGGCTGCCTACTTCGAGCAGCTTGGTACGGAGCATGGCATCCAGCTCACCCGCGCACAACAAGCATGGTACGTTGCCCGCGCCCGCGTGCAGGGACCGGACATGTTCACCCAGTTCCCCAGCACTCCCGACGAGTGCATCCGCAGCGTGGTGGCCGGACAGATTTACCCGCAAGTTACACAGGCCCGCGCCAAGGGCCGAGTGATGCAACTGGACCCCGAACCCGGCGTGCCGCTCCTGACCGTGTGGGACATCGGGATTGCCGACGCAGCCGCCGCGTGGCTCGTGCAGGTTATGCCCAACCAGATTCTCTGGCTCCGACACTACGAGCAGACCGGGACCGGGGCCGCGCAGACCGCCGACCAGATCCGCGCATGGTCCCAAGAGATGGGCCGCCCCATCGCGCTGAACCTGTTCCCTCACGACGTGGACACCAGAGACAGAGGGTCCGGTCTGTCCTACCGCAGCCAACTGGTGGCCGCCGGCATTCCCGACATCAGCATCCGCACGGTGCCGAGAGTCAGCAATATCTGGCTCGGAATCGGGGAACTCCGGAAGGTTCTCTCGCGCTCCTACTTCGACAAGCGCACCGACGTGCCACGAATCTCCGAGACTGGCGCAGACCTGCCATCCGGACTGGGCTGCCTTGAGAACTACCGCCGGAAGGTGGAGGGCGGCCGGGAAATCCCGGTGCATGACCATTGCTCCCACACCGCCGACGCCGCCCGACAACTCGCGCAGGCCATGGCCGATGGGCTGCACCTCTACGACCCAGCGCCCCTGGCATCCGCCGGACCCGTCCGCGTCACCCGCTACCAATGACGCCCGCGGAAACCGCCATGGCCATGCACGAGAACACGCCGGGAGTCGGATTTGCCGACGCCATGGCCGCCCACCTATCCCATGGGTTGATCCTCTCCACGGCCACCGCATTCGTCATGGCCCGCCCGGTGGGGGGCTGGCAGCAGATGGCCGACCCGTGGCAGGCGCATCCCGGTTCTGCCCTCTGGTACGTGTGGGCAGCCGCTGGTGACCTCGGGGAATTGCTGGCATTTTTGGAGTCAAGACCGGAAATATCCGCACTTGTGTATCATCGGCACGGCCGCAGGATTTTCCGGAACGCCCATGAGATCCGGAAATTCCAACGCCGCCCAGAAGGAAGCAGAGGCCAACCGCAAGCAGTCGCAGCGCCAATTCAGCCAGAAGATGAAACTGATGGAGAAGCAGCTGAAGGCCCAGAAGCAATTGGCCCCGCCCGCACCGGAGCCGATGGCCCCGATGGCAACCCGGTCAGCCTCTGACGCCGCAGCCCAGCGCCGCGAGATGAGCCGAGCAGCCGGACGCCGATACGGGTTCGCGCAGTCCGTGAGCGGTTCGATGCTTGGAAGCCCAACCATCCTATGACGCTGGCCGAACGCCTACTCGAAGAACTCGCACAGCTGGACGGTGACGCGACCAGTTGGGAAAACATCTGGCGGGAATGCGCGGAACTTTGCCTGCCGGAACGCTGGCTCACGTTTTCCACGGCCAGCAACACACCGTCGCCCTCCATCCGGAAGTATGCAGCCATTGCCCAGGACTCCCTGCGGGTTCTGACCTCCGGCCTGCTTGGATGGACGACACCGTCACAGACTCCATGGTTCCGGTGGGAGCCAACCGAAGGCCGTGAGGGATCGGAAGCCCTTAAGTCATGGCTCGCCCAAAGCAGCCAGAAAGCCCACCGGATTCTCGGGAACTCCAATTTCTACACCGTCGCCCACCAGTTCCACCTTGAGCGATGCACCTACGGGACCGCAGCCATGATGGTCGAACCGGGCCGCAACGGTGCCGCGCTCAACTTCAAGCTTTGGCCCGCCGGATCATTCAGATTCTCCGAGAACGCAGCCGGCATTGCCGACCGGGTCTTTCGGAAGTATCGACTGACCGCACGCCAAGCGGTCGAACTGTTCGGACCAGACGCGCCGGACCAGTGCCAGAAAGAGGTGAGCGGCAACAAGGGCAACACGCTGCACGAATTCCTGCATGCCATTGTCCCCCGCGCCCCGGCCGACCGAAACCCACGCGGTGGCCCGTTCGGACTCCCGGTGGCCAGCTACCAGATTCACAAGGCGTCCAAGAAGATCACGGCGGAATCCGGCTTTGAATCAATGCCCGTATTCGTGAGCCGCTGGCTCCGGTGGCACGACGATTCCGTGTGGGGAATCAGCCCAGCCATCATCAGCATTGCCGACATCGAAGGCGTGAACAAGGTCAACCGCCTCCTCGACGCCCGCATGCAGCTAGGCGTGGAGCCGCGCATCATCGCCAAAACGGGAGCCGTTGGCCACATCGATCTGAGCGCCGGCGGAGTGACGCAGGTGCGCGACATGGCCGACGCGCCGCAGACTTGGGCAGATTCCGGAGCCGATTACCGGATCGGAATGGACGTGCTGGAGCGGAGGGAGCAATTCATCCGCCGCGCCTTCCATGCCACGCTCTTCGAGGCCGTCTCACCCATCGACCGGGAGATGACCGCCACCGAGATCCTCGCCCGCCAGCGTGAGCAGGTTGGCCAGATCAGTCCGGCATTCACCCTGCTGACCACGGAATTCTTGAACCCGCTCCTCGAAGCCGTCTTCATGAGGCTGGTCATTTCGGGGAGGTTTGGCGAGGTGCCGCCGGACGCCGTGGCAGACACGCCAAGCGGACAGCAGATCCTCTTCCCAGCCACGGTGCAGACCAGCCGTCTGGCCTTCGCTGTGGACAGCCTCAACTCCGAAGCCCTGCTCTCCACTGTTGGGGAGATGGGTCCGCTCATCCAAGCGCAGCCGTCCCTGCTCGACAATCTGAACCTCGACCAAGCCCTCCGCGAGATTGCCCGTGGGCGTGGCGTTCCAGCCGACTGGATCAACGACCCCGACGCCGTAGCCGAGATCCGGCAGGCGCAGGCCCAGCAGGCGCAGCAGCAGCAAATGCTTGACCTTGCCGCCAAGCAGCCAGAGCTTGCGGCCCAAGCCGCGCAGGCTGGCATGATATGACTCCGCTGGAAAACCAACTCGCCCGCGTGGGGCTGCTCGACCGCTTCCGCGACTCCGCACGCTCCGCACTCTCCGGCCAAGCCGGGACCGATCTGGCCGAATGCCTGATGGCAGTGGCCCATCCCATGTATCCTCCGGAAGGCAGGACACCGGAGGACGTGGCCCGAGAAATCGGACGCAGAGAAATCGTGTCCGCCCTCATTCGCAGCACAACCATCGACCCAGCCACACACCATGAGCGAGACGACCGAACCTACGCCGCCCTCCGATACCCAACCCTCACCTCCAAAACGCCGCCGCCGGAAACCGCAGGTTGAATCCGTCGCCATCGCCTCCGTTGGCGGAACCGGAGAAGCGCCCACGCAAGAACAGCGCCAAGCCTGGACTGTCGGCGCATTGCTCGCCCTCGCCCGTGAGGCAGGCGTCCAATTCCATTGGCTCGCCGGGGAGCAGTCGCCCGCGTTCATCAAGTGGGTGCAGATTTTCCATCCCGATGCCATGCCCACGCTTCGCGCCGCGGGCTGGAACATCGAAGCCCTTCTGAACGAACCACGAATCCAATGAGCGAACAAGCACCACCAGCACCCACGCCCGCACCACCAGCGCCACCGACGCCCGAACCGCCACAGGCCGCGCCGTGGCACGCCGCGCTTTTCGCGGACGACTCCGGGAAGTTCGCAGCGGACTGGACCTCGAAGCTGCCAGAATCCCTTGGGGACTTCCGCGCCATGGCCGCACAGTATCCCGACCTCGGGACGCTGCTGAAATCCCACCGGGACAACATGCAGGCGGCCCGCTCCAAGGGACTGAAGCTTCCAGGGGAACACGCCACGCCGGAAGAGCAGCAGGCATTCCAGGTGGAACTGCGGAAGGTACGCGGCGCACCGGAGACGCCGGACGCCTACGACATCCCCGCCCCCGAAGGTCTGCCGGAAGGCACAGACTGGAAAACTGCCACCGCTGAATTCCGCGCCGTGGCCCATGAGCTGGGGTTAACTCCCGCCGAAGCCCAGCGCCTCGCCGCCTTCGACATGCAGCGGCAGAAGGCCGCGCAGGATCAAGCCGCGCAACTGCGTCAGGGATTCATCGAAGCCGACCAGGCGGAACTCCGGCAGCGCCATGGAGACAACGCCAACGCGATTCTCGCCGAAGCCCGCCAAGCCGCCGCCGAATACCTGCCAGCGGAAGCCTTCGACCCGACCAGCGACGCCTTCATTGGAGTGGCAGCGGTCGATGCGTTTGCCGCACTGGCCACCAAACTGCGGCCCGCAGGACACATCCCCGCGCCGTCCGTTGCCAATCTCAGCCCAGCCGATCTGGCCCGGGACATCCAGACCAACCCGAACAACCCGGACCACGCCGCATTCGTCAGCAGCAGCCACCCGCGTCACAGCGCCGTGGCCGCAAAGGTGACAGCACTCTGGAAACAGGTGCCATAATCTGGCAGGCATAGCAGCCGGAGGATGGCTCCGGAGCGGTTTGTGAGTTCGACCTTGGTGAACACTGCCGGCCCCGCCTTGGAAACAGGGCGGGGTTCTTTCTTGACCACACGCGGGCTGCGCATACTGGACGCCGTGCAGGCATAGAGCCGGAGGATGGCTCCGGACAGGGTCAGTCTTCCCCTTCTTTGAACACTGCGCAAAACTCTTGACGACCGCTGCGAAGATGGCATTCTCGCCACGTCAGCGACGACATGATGAAAGCACGGGGGAGGCCCGGTGGGATTTGAGCACCCGCCGGGTCTCTTTTTTTGCGTTGCAATACGCACACGAGGCCCCTGATTTCCTGCGTCCGACCCGCACGCCGCGGCCTACCGGACGCACCACCGCAGCCTCCGGCCCGCAAGCGCGGCCTACCGAGAACGGCGAGGTAACAACCTCCACTTCTCAATACAATGTCCGATTATTCCGCGAGCCTCGACATTCCGGCTCATTTCAAACGACAGTTCTCCACAAGCTGGGACATGGTTCTCCAGCAGCAGAATCAGAAATTCGCCAACGCCGGCATGACCGCCGCCGACTGGACCGCCAAGGATTACATCTGGCAAGACCTTGATGTCGTCCTCGCCCGTGAAACCACTGGCCAACGATTCGGCGACACGAACCCGCAGGAAATCTCCGGCGGCGCTCGGCGCGGCTCCATGCGCAACTTCGACATCCCTGTCACGCGTGACAAATGGGACAACCAGTGGCTCGAACGGCAGGCGATTCCTGACGGTGATGTCATCAGCACCATGAAGGCTGCGGCCAACCGTCAACTCGACGACGTTTTCATCGCGGCCGCCATTGCCGACGCTGTGGGCGGGCCGGACCCATACACCACGGCCATCCCACTTCCGGCAACCAGTCAGATCGCCGTTGGGTACGTCGGGCCTGGCGAAAGCGCCGGTGACAAAGGCCTGACGCCCTGGAAGATCCTTGAGGCAACCACGCGTTTCGAGACTGCCGAAATCGACCCCACGCAGGAAGAGATGTACCTCGCCATTTCTCCGCGGCAGAAGATCGAGCTGGCCTCATTCATCGCCACCAGCCCGAACGACTACTGGGCCGAAATCATCGGCAAATGGCTGGCCGCAGACAGCATGGGCACGCCCGCCAAGCTGATGGGGTACAACGTCATCATGACCAACCGCCTGCCGTTTGTCACAGCCACCACCACCCGGACTTGCGTGGCGTTCACCCGTCGCGCCTTTAAGGTCAGCCCAATCATCCAGACCCTGACCATCGACCGCCTGCCCATGAAGCGGAATGCCATCCAGTTCTTGAGCCAAATGGCATTCGGCGCCATGCGCGCTCTGGATCCCGGCGTTCAGCTGGTTGCCTGCAAGCAGTCGTAATCCACAGCACCCAAACCAGTAACCATCCAATATTATGGCCAACGGATTCTCCGACATCTCCACAGCCCAACGCAACCCCGGCCGCCTTGTGGTCATTCCGGGGCAGCGACTCTTCAGCCCGGTCAAACACGCCCGGTTCGAGGTCACACTGCTCGGAAACGAGGTTGCCAACGAGTGGCACGAGCTTTGCCAACGCCTCACGGAAAGCGGCTACCAGATCATTCCAGAGCAGTGCCGAATCCGGCACATCTCCGGAACGTATTCTCTGGTGAGCAAGCTTCAGCGAGTAAACGCGGCCGGGACCGCGACCGACATCACCGCCGGACTCACGCACGCCAACGGCACCGCCGCCAGTTCGCTGGCATTTGCCGCCACAGCAAACACGGAGCCAGCCGTCCTGAGTGACACGGATTCGCTCCGGATTCAGTTCACGACCGTCACCACGACCAATGCCGCAGCCAAGTTCGTCGTCGAGCTTGCCTTCCGCACCGTCGAAGCCTGACCGCAGCAGGGTGCCCCGTTTGACCAGCGGGGCACCCTGCCCTTTTTTCCCGCATGACGACGCCCACCGAACTCTGCAACATGGCGCTGGCCCACCTCGGGCAGGCCAGAATCTCCGACTACTCCGAGCGGTCCCCGGCAGCGGAGCATTGCAGAAGGGCATTCGACCACACGCGCCGGCTGTGCCTGCGGGACTATGACTGGAATTTTGCCATTCGCCGCGCCCTCCTGACCGCCGCAGAGGCCGCGCCCCCTTTTGATTGGGGTTATGCGTACCCACTCCCGGAAGACTGCCTGCGCGTTCTGAGCGTCAACCAGCGCCCCGGAGGCACCCGACTGACCGATTACGCTGTAGAGGGCCGCAGCATCCTGACCAACTCCGCCGAATGCCGGGTGCGGTACGTGGCCGACGCCATTGACGTGACCGATTGGGACAGTGTCTTCTGTTCCTACTTCGCCTACAGGCTCGCCGCAGCAATCGCGCCCAGCCTCCGGCTCGACCCGCAGGCTGGCCAGCAAATGGAGCAGATGGCCGCCGCCATCCGCGATCAGGCCCGCGAGGCCGACGCCGTGGAGAGCCAGCCCCGCGTCACCCGGCTGGATCAATCCGAGATCCTCGAGGAGCGCGAGGGGCGCATGTCCGCATGGTACTGCGGAGGAGGATCCGGAGGCACGACGCCGGGAGGCACAGCAACGTGGGGAAGCATCGGCGGAACGCTGGCAGACCAAGCCGACCTTGTGGCTGCGCTTGCCGGAAAGGCCGCGCTTTCCCACACCCACAGCGCCGACCAGATCACGACTGGCACCTTCCCTGCGGCCCGCTTTGCCGGAACCGCCACCGACACCTACGTGCTGGCGCTGGTGGCTGGCGTTCCCACCTGGAGCGCACCGGGTGGCGGCGTGCCTGGAAGCGGGGACGTGGTTGGCCCATCCTCCAGCGTAAACAACACACTGCCGCGCTTTTCTGGCACCTCCGGGAAACTGCTCAAGGGCAGCGCCGTCACAGTGAGTGACGCCGGAAACATTGGCGTCGATTCCATCACGCTTTCCACATCGTCCACGCTGGCAATTTCCAACGGCGTCATTCGGTACGATCCCGATGAAACCGCGCTCGCCGTGGGCTTGGGCGGCATCACTGCGGAAATTCCAATGCAGGAATTCACGCGGGTGTACAACGATAGCGGGACCACGCTCACCAAAGGCCAACCCGTCTACGTCTCCGGAGCCCAGGGCAACCGCACCGCCGTCAAACTCGCAGACGCCAGCACAGAGGCCACCAGCGCCGGAACCATTGGACTGGTGGCGCACACCATTGCAGCCGGAGCCACCGGGCTGGTGCAGCGGGCAGGCCCGATGCGGAACCTCAACACCAACGGATTCACGGCCGGCGCATTGCTCTACCTGTCCGAAACCACCGGGCAGATCACGCAGACGCCCCCAGCCGCTCCAGCGCACGCGGTCCGCATCGGATGGGTGGAGCGGGTTTCGTCCACGGTTGGGATGATCCTCATCAAAATCGACAACGGCTACGAGCTTGAAGAGCTGCACGATGTCGTGATTTCCTCTCCGCAGGAAGGGCAGCTGCTGACCTACGACAGTCTCAACGGCGTGTGGGTCAACTCCAACAACCAAGCCCTCTACGTCGCAGGCGTACCAGCAGAGGACTGGATGGTCGTCTCTGATGACATGGGAAATGCAGTCTGGCGATCCCCGGCGGATGCCAGAGTAGCGCTCGCGCTTGGAAATCTTGCCACCCAGTCAACAGTCACAAATTCACTGATGGCGGCCATGGCGGCCGGAACCATCAAAGGAAACAACACCGGATCGTCGGCGGCACCATTAGACCTGACTGCCGCGCAGGTTACGGCAATGCTAAACCCCTTCAGCACATCGGCTAAAGGTCTGGTTCCACAGGCCCCCGCTGGCACCACGAACTTCTTGCGTTCGGATGGCACATGGGCAGTCCCACCGGGTGGAAGCGGAGTAACAGACGGAGACAAGGGCGACATCACCGTATCCTCCAGCGGGGCGACGTGGACGATTGATAACGGAGCCGTCACCTACGCCAAGATGCAGACGGTTTCCGCAGCGTCTCGCCTGCTTGGGCGGGGGACTGCGGGGACGACGGAAGTGCGCGAGCTACTGCTTGGGATGGGTCTCTCCATGAATGGAGACACGGTAAATGGAAACGTAGACGTTAAGGTCTACACGGGTGCAGATACGTGGACAAACCCGTCACCAACCACGCCCAGAAAAGTCGACATTATCATGATCGGCGGCGGTGGCGGCGGTGGCGGCGGTAGATGCGATACGACTGGCACCGATAGGCCCGGCGGCGGCGGGGGCGCGGGCGCTGCCATCGTCCAAATCAGTTTGCTGTCGTCCGTCCTAGGCTCAACCGAATCTGTCGCAGTAGGCGCAGGGGGAACTGGAGGTGCCGGAGGCAGCGCAGTTGGCGTGAGCGGATCAGACGGAACGGATGGAGGAGCGACCAGTTTCGCGGGATACGAAGCAAAGGGCGGAGCGAAGGGCATCGGCGGAACGACCACGGGGGGAACTGGCGGCGCTTCAATTTCCGCGGGATGCACCATTGGCCTGCAAAATCAAAACACCAACGCAGGAACGGCTGGGTCTGTCGCCGCCCCGGCGGCGATGAGTGCATCATCATTCTACATCCCCGCCGGGGCATCCGGAGGCGGGGGCGTAAGCACAGCCAACGCAGTCGGGGCGTCTCGAGACGGGCAGGCAATTGGGCCAGCTAACGTGCGCCAATTCCCGGGCACCGCAGCAAACACGACCGTTGGCGGGAGCGGAAACAATGGCATAAGCACTGCATCAATTATTGGGATGGGAGGCGGCATTGGCCGTGGGTCAAACACAGGAGCGGGAGGCAACGGAGGCAATGGAGGCAATTACGGCGGCGGCGGGGCGGGTGGATGTGGCGGAACAACAGCCGGAGGCAACGGAGGAAGCGGCGGTGCTGGCATTGCTATCATTATTACATACCTTTAAGATGGACAATTACGCGGAAATCATAGGCGGGCAGATCACTAACGTAATCCGGTGGGACGGCATCACGCCATGGACTCCACCAGATGGGGCGACCATCATGCTGCTGTCGGCTGCAATCGCTGCGGGCTACACGTATGCGACACGGGTTCCGACTGTGCCTGACGCACTGCTGCCCGTGCAGCTCCGCACTTGGCTGCTCTACGCTGGCAAGCTCGACCAGGTGGATGCACTCATCGATGAGATCCCCGACCAGATGCAGCGGGCGGAGGCGAAACAGCGCTGGGACTACACGCTTACAATTCCGCGGACTCACCCGATGGTCCTTATGATCGGGCAAGCACTCGGAATGACCAGTGCCGAAATGGACGAGGCGTTCATTCAAGCGGCGACTCTATGAACCTGCTGACCAATGCGTGGAACGCCGGCGAACTGACGCCGGAGCTTGCAGGCCGCTACGACCTTGAGAAGCTGCGGAAGGGCGCACGCCTGCTGCGGAACACCGTGCCGCGTCCGCTTGGAGGAACACGCCGCCGACCGGGCATGATGCACCTTGGACCCGCCAAGTTCCCAGACCGCCGCGCCCGCCTCATTCCATTTGCCGCATCCGCCACCGACAGGTACATGCTCGAACTCGGGCACCAGTATCTCCGTGTGTGGAAGGACGGTGTCCGGCTGGACGTGGAGCTTGCCGCGCCATGGGCCGAGGAACAGGCCGCCACCGTGCAGTTCACGCAGGTCAATGACCTCGTCTTTTTCGTCCACCCGGAACTCCCGGTGCATGAATTGCGCCGGATCACGGACGCATCATGGACCTTTGCGCCATTCGCATGGCGGTGGCCAGCGACGCGGGACGAGAACGTCACCAGCCTGACCATGCGCGTGCAGCCCGCAGCCGGCGCAACACCCGCCCAGCTGATCGCATCCGCAAACTGGTTTACCGCCGGGGACGTTGGTGCCTACTACCAGATCACGCACGCCCGCGAGACGACCAGCACCGCCCTTGTGCTGACCGCCAACGGACAGACAGACGGCACACTTCAGATTCTCGGGGCGTGGGATCTCTACACGACCGGAGACTGGTCAGGAACGCTCTACGTGGAAACCCTCGACGAGGACAACCAGTGGCAGGTGCTGCGCAGCTACACTTCCACCAAAGACCGGAACGTCACAGCCAACGGTCGCTTTGAGCGGCTCACGAAGGTTCGTTTGCGGTACACCGGAAGCGGATTCGGTACAGTCTCGCCCAGGGCAATCATCGAACCAGTGGACGTGGAACTCCACGGCCTTGTCCGCGTGGACAGCGTAACCAGCGCCACCCAGTGCGCCGTCACCGTGATTTCCGAGCCGTTCGCCAGCACGGCCACCGCCCGCTGGCGGGAGGGAGCGTGGAGCGTGCGCAGGGGATACCCATCCGCCATTGCCCTCCACCAGCAGCGTCTCACGTTTGCCGGAACCGCCGCGCAACCGCAGACCATCTGGGGAAGCGCCATCAATGACTGGAACAACTTCCAGACCATCGACGCCGAGGACGCCGCTTACTCGGTCACGATTGCCGCGCAGGAGGCCAACCCCATCGCGTGGATGGCCAGTGTGGATGGGTTGATTGTCGGCACCGAGGGAGACGAGTGGCTGCTGGATGCCGCCGGAGGAGTTATCACGCAGGCCAACCCGCCCGTCGCCAAGCGGAAGACCGGGTTCGGAAGCGCACGGCAGCAGGCGCAACTGGTTGGCAGTGTCGTGTTGTTTGTCCAGCGCGGGGGGCGGAAGGTCCGGGAATACGTCTATGCCTTTGAGGAATCCAACTACAAGGCACTCGACCTGACGGAACTGGCCGACCACATGACCGTTTCCGGCGGAATCACGCAGTTGGCATTCGCCTCCGCTCCCGACCCCACAATCTGGGGAGCCACCAGTGACGGCCGGCTGCTTTCCTGCACATACCTGCGCGAGGCCGAGGTCATCGCATGGGCGCAGCATTCGACGGATGGACTGGTCGAGAGCGTGGCGGTTCTCCCCGGAGAAGACATCGCGGACGAGGTGTGGATGATTGTGCAGCGCACCACCGACGCAGGCCCGACCCGCCGGGTGGAACGGTTTGACCCCGACCACTGGGTGAAGATGCAGGCCGGAACCACGCCAACCCTGTGCCACCTTGACGCCGCCACCATTCAGACCAGCGCCACGCCAACCGCCACCTGGGGGAATCTTGCCCACCTCGAAGGCCGCGAGGTCGCCGTGTGGGCGGATGGAGCCGTGCAGCCGGCTCGCCGCGTGGTAGCCGGATCCATCGCGCTGCAACTGGCAGCCAGCACCCTCATCGTGGGATTGCCTTACACCTCGACCCTCCAGCCGTACACGTTCGACGTTGTCACCCAGACCGGAACCAGCGCCGGAAGGAAATGGCGCACCGCCGAGATGCGGCTGATCCTCTGGCAGACCGGGCCGATGGAATACGCGGACGGCCCCGAAGGCCCATGGTATCCCATCAAGACCCGCTCCGGGGATGACCTGATGGACGAAGCGCCCCCACTCTTCACTGGCAAAACGGACGAACTGGCCTTTCAGTCCAATCACCGCGACAACCTCGACGTGACGCTCCGGACTTCCGGCCCGGGACCAATGAACGTCCTCGCCATCGCGACCCAGACCACCGCCTATGATTGACGGCCCCCGCATTCTCCAGCCCGATGACGTGCCATTCCTGTGCCATTGGTATCAGGAACGTGGCCGGGAACTGAATGCCGCCGTCCTTCCGCGCACCACCTACGTCATGCACGACGCCGCCGGCCCGGTCGCCGCGCTGGCCCTGTACATGGCGCAGGGCGCCCCGGTGGCGTTCCTCGACCATGCCGTGACCCGCCCGGGACTTTCCTACGCCGAGGCCGCTGCCGCGTTCGACCAACTCATGGCGGTCTGTCTTGCAGTCGCAGAAACCATGGGGTGCGTGGCCGCGCAGGCGCACACCACCCACACAATTGCGCAACACCTTCACAAGCGGGGTTGGATGGAACCAGTGCCGCTTTACGCCACAGCCGTATGTTTCTCGCCGCAGCCGCACCCTTGATCGGACTCGCCGGGGCTGGCGTTTCCGCTTACTCCCAGATCCGAGCCGGACGCGAGCAGGACGCGCTGGCCCGCACGAACCTGCTCAGTCAGCAGCAGGCCATCCGGCAGCAGGGAGCCATCGCCCTCATGCAGTCCCGCATGCAGGAGATTTCCGCGCAGCAGTCCGCGCAGGCGCTGGCCATTGACGCCCAGAACGAGCGGAACGCAGCCGAGTACGAAAGCCGCGCCGCGCAGGAAAACATCCGCAGGCAGCGGGAGGACTTCAGCCGCGCCCTCGCGGAGCAACGCGCAGCCATTGCCGCCCGTGGCGTGGTGGACACTACCGGAAGCCCTCTGGAACTGCTGCTGCGGTCTGCCGAGGATCAGGCATTCAGCGAAGCCAACGCACGCGCTGCCGACGAAATGAACCGCCGCGCCCGGTTTACGCGAGCCTCCGGACTGGATTACCAGAGCCGAGTCGCCGGACTGAACCGGGGAAGCGCCATCCTTGCAGGCATGGCAGCCAAGCAGCAGGTGGCCACCGGACTGGCGCAGGCGTCCATTGATTACCGTGGCAGCCGCGCCGCCAGCACCGGGCAGATGTTTGGAGCCGCCGGCACATTGCTCGAAGGCGCGATGCAGTACGGCACCCGCCGCAGTCAGTTGAAACAGATCACCACCCCGAGACTCTGATGGCACGCATCCCACGAATCATGGACAGCACGCCGCTGGTTCCGGCCCGCGCTCCTGCCCTCCCGGCCACGCCGGACACCAGAGGATTCAGCATCGACCTCGCCCCATCGATGCGAGCGCAGCGCCCGGTGGAGATCGATGAGCGCGGTTTTGTGGCACAGGCCGCCGCCATTGGCCGCATCGGCGGAGCCATTGAGCGCACCGGTGACGCCCTCTTCCAAGCCGAGAAGGCGCAGCAGGACATGATTAACCTGCGGAAGGAGCATGATGCCGTGACGGCGCTTGAGCAGTTCGACGCCGAACTGGACGTGGCCAAGCAGTCCGAACTGGACGAAACCAAATGGCCGGCCATCGCGGAACGCATCGCAGCCAAGGCAGCCAGCACGATTCTCGACCCCGCGAAGAACCCGCTTTCCCCGGCGGCCCGGGAAGCCATCACCGACCGGATCACACAATGGCAAACCCGGAAGGTGGCCGCGGCACGCATTGACAGCATCCGGACCAGCCACACCCGCGCCGCCGACGCCGTGTCCGCGCAGATCATGACGGCCATCAATAATCGCGACTGGGGAACCGCGGAGACGCTGGCGCAGCAGGGAATCGCTTCCAACCTGCTGCCAGCCACCGAACTACCAAAGGTACAGGGATTGGTAATTAACGCCAAGGAGCAGGCAGAACGGGAGGCCAAAGCAACCGCCGAGCAACAGGCGCAGATGGCATTGCTGGCCAAGGCCGAGGCCGACCCAGACGCGACGGAGCAGGAGATTCAGTCCGAGCAGTGGCGGAGCGGAAAGACTCTGAGCGACGTTTCCACCGCGCAGCAGATTGTAAACAGCGTGCGGGCACGCCGCATGAATGATGCCGCCGACGTGTTTTCTGGATTCACCTCGAAGCCGATCGCGGAGCAGACCCGCGCCGGGCTGGAGGCCGCGCTGCCCAATGGCCTGCGTCCAGCCGACCGCGCCAAGTTCCTTGGAGCCTTCGACCAGATGGCAGCCGAGCGGGCCAAGGCGGATTACAACACGCCGGAAGCCATCACGGCCCGGTTCGGGAAAATGCTGGACGCAGTGGACGCCTACGACCTTGAGCGCATGGGCGGCCCCGGTGCGCAGGAAGCCCGCGACCGCTACGTGGAAATCATGGCAGCCACGCAGACGCTGCCGGAAACACTACGTGGCAAAATCACCGGACCACTGAACGACAAATGGAACGCCCGCGCCCCCGTTGTCGGTGACGTGGTGGAAGCCTACAAGACCGAGCAGGTCAAAGCCCTGTACGAAAACGGCCAACTCGGAGCCTTCCGCAGCGTGGACCCGGTCACGAAGCAGGAAAGGATCGACACCGCCAAGCAGGCAGACGCCCAGCTCCGCCGCGCCAATCTGGAAATTGAGATGGATCGGTGGCTCCAGTCCAACCCGAACGCCACACCGCAGCAGGTTCGCGAGCAGATCCAGAGCATTTCCGGAACCATCATCCGTGAAACGGACGCAGCCAAAATCCTCGACACGACCTCTGCCGTCAGCGTTGGGCAGCCCACTCCTGCCACATGGTTCAACATCCGCGGACGCCTTGAGCGGGCACAGGGAATGCAGGACACTGGAGAGGCTCCGGATTCCACGCTATTTCCCAGTGGCGCACAAGGAGCCGTTGGTGCTACAGGCCCGCAGGCCCGCACGACTGGCCGCGTGACTTCCTACGGCTACCCCAATGACGAGACGCCGGACACCTATTCCTCAATGGGAATCGGATCGTTCTCCGGGCAGGAAGCGATCAAGGCAGCCAAGCGCGGCGACTCCCACCCGATGCAGCTACAGGCCGGTGACATCGCCGTCAGTCCGGACAAAGAACGGGAACTGCGTGCTGCCGGCGTTCGCCCTGGTGACGAGATCGAACTCACGTATTCCGATGGGCGCACGCACCGGGGACGGTGGATGGACCGCACCAGCAACCGCCTCCGTGGCCGCTGGGACATCTACAGCCCGCAGGCTCCCAGCACCGACAACGACACGCCTGTCACCTCATTCCGCAAACTCTGATGATCCCTACACCCCCCGGCATTCTCACAGACGATGAATACGAACAGATCATGGGAGCGGGCGGGCCCGCCGCCGCGCCGGAATCTGAGCGATCATTCTGGTTGGCGCAGGTCAACCAGTACCGCGCTTTTCGGGTATCGGCCCCCAGAGAGAAGGATCTGGAAGCGCAGCGTCAGCGTCTCAGCCGCCTTGATGCTCTGGCTCTGGACCCAGACGGAGAGGCCAAGCGCCTGCAACTCGACACGATCCTGACCGCGGCGCCGGAGCAGCAGGCCGCAGCCAAGGACGCACTCTTGATCGACTCCATGCTGGCCGAGCGAGCCAGCCGCCGGGTGAATATCTCCGGCTCTGTATGGGATGCCAACAAGCCGCCGTCCGTGCTGGCAGCAGACCGGGACGCCGCTCGTGACGCCCTCGCAGTCGAGATGTTCGGGGAAACCGCGCCGCGAGGATCAGACGCCGCCGTGGCCGGAAAGCTGCGGGAAGCCGCCGGAGAGCGGCAGAAACTGCGGTGGATTATCGCAGGCCGCGACCCGTCACCCAGCCAGCAGCAACTGCCCACCAACGTGCCGGCATCGATGCACGGCCCGCTCATGTTCCCGGTGGATACCAAGCAGGACGCCGAAACCAAAGCGATCAACGAAGCGAGCCTTGCCCGCAATGCGTGGCGTGCCGGACTCGCCGGACTCCCGGTGGCGGAAGCATTTGCCCAGTGGAAGGAGGCCGCCCGCAAATCCCCGGCGTGGTCGCCAGCAGCCGACAAGCAGGACTTCTTCCAGCAGTTCCGCGCCGTCTACGGACAGGCCGACGACAAGGCCGCGCCTCTCCGCGAGAAGGTCCGCAGCGTGGTGGAGAACATTCTGGCAGCATCCCGCGCCGAAGGTGAAGGCGCTGAATCTATGATGGGCGGTGGCGAAGTCGTGCGGCTTGCCGCCATGACCAAGCAGATCACGGACGCCATGGCCCCCCTAGAGGACATGGACCCCGAGACGCTGCGGAGCGTGGTCATGCCGACAGTCCGAGCCCTCGCGGAAACCCGGAAGGATCCCGATGGGCGGGACATGTGGGACAAGATCGTGGCATCATTCCGGCGGCCCATTGCCCGGTCACTCGGTGCATCGTGGGACATCTTGAGCAGCCTGACCAGCACCGCGCCAATGATGGGAACGCCCACGCCGGAAACCGCCGCGCTGGTTACCGAGGAGCGGCAGGCCATCGCCCGCCGGGACATCGCCCGGTCCCTGCTGCGGGAGGCCACCGTGTCCGTCATCGACCCGATTCTCACCTCAGCGAAGACCGCGGCCGGGAAGCTGGCAGAGCAAGCCGTTTACGACGTGGCCGGATCCCTTGGCTACATGGCGACCACCGCAATCCCTTACGCCGGCATGGCCATGACCGCCGCGTCATTCGCAGACCAGAACCTTGCCAACCTGCTCAACAGCAATCCCACGATGAAGGTGGCAGACGCTGGCGTGCTGGCATGGGCTGCCGCACCCGTGCAGGCCGGGTTGGAGAAGATTCAGCAGATGGGACTGATCGGGAAGCTTCCCGGATTCAACAAGGCCATGAACGCACTGGCCGGACCCGGCGGGAACCCGCTCGCCCGGTTCGCCATCTACGGAGCCGTGGCCACCGGAGCCGAGTACACGATTGAGAAGCTACAGGACGCCACGCCGATGCTCGCGCAGGATCTGCTGGCCAGCCTCAAGGAAGACGTGCCGAATGCCGACTGGCGGAACTACGAGATGTTCGACCTCCGCACCCTGCTTGCCGTGGCACCACTCGCCCTCATTGGCGCAGGCGTGAACGTGGCCCGGGACTCCGCAGCCAGCCGGGAACTTATGTCTTCGACCGCAGCCATGAAAGCCGTGGGCATGAGCGACGAAGCCATCGAAGCGGTGAAGGCCGCCCCGACCGTGCAGGCCAAGATGGAAGCGGTGGCCGATGGCTACGCGCAGCGGGACGCCGACACCGAACCGGACGTGGCGTGGCAGGAAACCGCAGCCGGCGCAATTGCCGACGAGGAAATGGCAGCAGCCCGGGATCTGGCCGAGCAGTCCGACGCCGTGGGAATCCGCGCCGTCCGCCGGAACAGCGACGGAAGCTTCACGGTGGTAGCCAATGACGGCAGCGCCATCGAAGCCGCTTCCGCGCAGGAAGCCGCCGATGTCATTGAGCGCATCAGTGACGAAGCGCAGGACTGGGCAAACGTGGCCGCGCTGGCTGAGATTTCCGAAGCCCTCGACATGCGGCCCAACGCGCCGACCGGAGCCAGCCAGACGACAATCCGCGACAGCATGAGCGTGGCCGAGGTGATTGAGGAGCAGACCGCAATCGCCAACGATCCCGACGCCACGCTGGCGGAGCGCACCGCCGCGCAGAACTACATCACAAATCTCCAGAACCGGGTGGAGATTTACGAGGCCGCCAACAAGGGGAAGAAGGTGGACCTGCGCACGCTCATGGTGGGAGGACAGAGCGAGATGGAAGTGCGGGAAGGCGTGGCCACAGCCGTCGTCCAGGTGGCCCGTGGAGCATCCCCCTACACCGTACTGGAGGAACGCGTCGAAGCCGACGCGACCGCGATGCTGCGGAGTGGGGAGGAAACCACTGCCACGTTCGCCGCCAAGATTAGGGAGATTGAGAAGCGCACAGGTGGCCAGTACCTATTCGGCTACACCGGAACCGACGCCGCGAAGGATTCGCTGGCGGTGAAGGAGGCGCTTTCCCTGCTTACCCAGATTTACGTCACCGGAAAGGCCCGCGCCGGACAGGCCGGCACCGCCACCGTGCCGCGCATTGTACGGGAATACCGGAAGGGAACACGTGCCAAGCTGAAGGCAGCCGAGTCCGAAGGCGTGGCCAAGTCGGTTTTCGATTACCTCAAGAGTCGGGTGCAGTGGCTCAAGACGATCATCAAGCAGGCCATCCGGCTCAACCGCGCCATGGCCGAAAGCCGCGCCAAGGGCGAAGAGTTCCCACTGGAATCGTTCCTGCAACGGGTGACTGGCGTGGCCCCCGGCATCGAAGCTGCCAAGGACGTGCAGGATGAAGCGGACCTGATTTACAATCCGCGGGAAGAAGGTGACGACGTGTGGGCGTTCAACCTGACCGAGCAAGACGCCCGCCACGCAGACCTCGAACGCCGCGCCAAGGCCGGGGATGCTGCGGCGGAGCAGGAAGCGCAGGCGATGGTGGATGCCGTGGCGAAGTCCAAAGGCATGCGCCAAGCATACCACAGTGGTGCCGAGATTATGGAGGGCGGCATTATCAGAGCGCCGTTTTTCTACATGACTGAGCAGCGGCGTGATGCAGAAGCGCACAATGCCGGGAAAACCACCAAATGGTTCGTGAATCTGAGGAATCCCAAGTGGGTTCCGGAACATGACGACAGGTTCATGGATTTCCGCGGCACAGGATATGAGCCTGACAGTCCGGAACTTGAACTCACTGAAAGCGCTTTGGAATTCACGCAATTCCTCAAGTCGCAGGGATACGATGGCATTGTGATGCCGAGCGAGATGGATGACCCAGAAGGCCCGTTCCTGTACGGCAACAACTACATCGCCTTTGAGCCGGAGCAGATCAAATCCGCAGACCCGTTCACCTACGACGAAGCCGGGAACCTCGTGCCGTTGTCGCAGCGGTTCGACGTGACGAGGCCGGAGATTTCGTTCAGCCTCACAAAGGTAGCGCAGATCAGCAAGCCGACCAAAAAGGACGATAAGTTCCGTGTAGGAACCTCGAAGAAGGGCACCAAGGCCAACCCCAAGGCGACCACCAACAAGGACAACATCTCCTTCGACAATATCCCGCCCAAGATTCTGGCCGCTCACATGGCCAAGATGAATTATTCGCACCTGCCAAAGGACATTCTGGCAGAGCAGGATCCGGCAAAGAAGGCCCGCAAACTCATCGACTGGATGAAAACCAACCTGCTGGCGCTGCATGACAAGTTCCCTGCGGAACTCCGCGCACGCGCCACGCAGTGGTATGATGGTGCCAACCGCATCGCCAAGCGCCTCGCCAAGCAGTGGAAACTCACGCCGCAGCAGACCGCCGCAATCATGGCCTGCCTGTCCCCGCAAAAGGATTGGTTCATGAACGTGACCCAAGCCGAGCAGGTGATTGAAATCTGGTTGAGCGATCAGGGCACGACCGTCACGCAGGACATGCTGGACACGGCCGGCGAGGACATCGCTCAAGCTGCCGTGCTGAAGGATAGCCAAAAAGCACCAAAGCAACCGAATGAAACCAAGGCACAGCGAAACGCCCGTTTGGAAGAAAACCGCAGCAGGCTGGAAGCATTGAAGCAGGAGCGGCGTGACCTTTTTGAGTTGGCCAAAGGCAAGACGCTGGCCCAAATGGTAAGCACTCCAATTCTGCAAGCTTGGACAGTGAGACTGCTGGCCCAGTATAAGTTCGGGCGCACCTACAATGCACTCACCCCGGAGGGCAAAACCATGGGGACGTTCATCCGGGACAATGGAAACCCCGGAACGAACACATGGGGAAGCACCGTGGAAATCCTCAAGTGCATCAGCATCATCAAAGACGGCAGCCTTGAGAACATCTCCGAGGAAGTTGGCGACATGCACAAGGTACGGTCGTTCTACAACAACATCATTGCGCCCAACAGCGCCTTTGGTGACACCACCATGGACACGCATGCGGTGGCCGCCGCTCACCTGATGCCGTTCGGTTCCAGCGCCCGAGAAGTCGAAGACAACTTCGGCGCAGCCGGGAAGAGTGAAGTTTACGGAATCGCCGGAGTTTATTACCTCTATCTGGCCGCGTACCAAGAGGCCGCAGCCGAGCGGGGTATCCTCCCGCGGCAAATGCAGAGCATCACATGGGAAGCCGTCCGGGGACTCTATGGGCGGGACGAAAAGGGCAAGAAACTGCTTGAGCAAACCCGCGCCATCTGGCAGTCTTTGCCCGATGACGAAGCTAGACAACAACTCCTTGCGCGAGGAATTGAGCGCCCGGTATGGGCTGGACCCGCAAATGGTGGCCAACCTTCTGGAGGCCCAACGCCGCTACAAGGCGGAACTGGGCAAGGAAATGACCTTCGAGCAGGTGATGGCGCTGGAACTGGACGCGCCTCCACCGGAGCAGAGATAGAGGCATCCTTCTCCCTCCAGCCCGAGGCCATGCTCGACAACGTGGCCGCCAACGTGGAGGCCCGCATGGCCCGCAGTCCGCAGGCCCGCCTCGACATGGTGGCCCGCGCCCGTGAGAACCTGACCGCACTGCGGGACGCCTTCCTCCGGAACCGGAAGGGCGCCGGGTTCGTGGAGCGCCGGAGCGTGGCCAGCCTCGACAGCGAGCAGGACATCCGCCAAGCCCTCCGGGAAGAGGAACTGCTTGTGCAGGCCGGCGTGACGCTGGCCAGCGCACAGGACATCCGCCGGGGACGCGCCGACGCCTACCGGGCAGAGCTTGCCAACCAACTCGAAGCCCGCGGAATCGAAGAGAAGACCGGGCAGGCCATTTCCCGCGAGGCAGGAGTGCGGCAGACCTTCAAGCGCATCGAACTGGTGGAAAAGGTGGACGAGGACTATGCCCGCAGCGTCTCACAGATTTACCGGGACTCCGGTTTCTGGGACGGACCCGTCATCAGCTACCTCTCCAAGAAGGAAGGTGGGCGGTACAAAGGGACGCTCATGAGCTACCGGAGGGCGCAGCGATACGCCGGGAAAGGCGAGTACGTGAACCCTGCGTCATGGGACGGCAGCCACGAACTCCCGCGGATTCTGTTCTCCGGCAATGGCCGGCCCGACGTGGTGGCGCAGGAATTGTTCGGCGTGATGCCGGAAGTATTCCCATCCGGAACCACCGCAGCCGATGTCACGCCGGACATGCTATGGGACGCCATCAGCCGGGAGCTTGCGGAGAATGAGCGCCTCACCGGGATCTGGGACGACTACCAGACCGCACTTAAAGCCACCGCGCAGGAAGCCAAGGAGTGGGCGGAAGAGTGGGTAAACGACTACAAGGTGGCTCTCACTGAAGCCCGCGCCGAAGCAGAGAATGCCGCCGACGCCTACGTTGCCGAGGCCACCGGGAACAACACCGTTGCCATGGCCGCAGCCAAGCAGGCCGCCACCGAGACGGAAGCCTGGAGGAAACGCATGGACCAGTGGCAGCGTGCCGACTGGGACGACCGCGCCGTGCTGACCCGCGCCATGCGGACGCTTGACGCCGTGCTGGCAGCATTCCCGGCCGAGGTTCGCGGAAAGGTTGGCGGATGGCTCGCTCTCGCCCGACTCGGCACACAGGAGGCCATGGCCAAGGAGATCGAACGCCGCGTGGAAATCCTCGACAAGGAACTGGAACGCACGCTGCGGGCCGATGCCATTAAGGAAATCCGCGCACTGGTGGACCGCGCCATGCCCACCCGGAAGCCCGGTGAAAAGCCGACCGGAAAGCTTGGAGCCGAGGCGCACCGCTACTTCGATGCCGTGGCCGCCGTGCTGGACCTGTCCGCAGCCGACGTGGACGCCCGCCGGGTGGCGCTGGAGCAGGAACTGGCAGACGCTGCCACACCGGAGGAGCAGGCCAACGTGTGGGAACGGCAGCAGATTCTCGACACGTTCGGGGGGCTGGATGCCATGAAGGACCGCGTTCCACTGCACGATGCCGCCGACCTTGAGGCCGCACTGGCACAGGCAATGCAGGTTTACCAGACTGGGCGGAACTACTGGCGCACCATCGAAGAGGCCCGCCTTGCCGACGTGGCCGCAAAGGTGGCCGGGGTTTCCGCTGCATTGCCGGCCGCGAAGACATCCGCAATCCTCGCCCAGGGCGATGCCGCCAAGCGGATCGGCGGAATGCTGAATGGTGGCGTTCTCCGGCTCCGGTCATTCCGGGAGATTCTCACAATCCTCCTGGGCAAGGACGCGCCGCTGGCCACCGAGTGGGCAGACCGCGCCATGGCAGCGATGCACCAGCGCACCGACGAGATGCGCGACATGAACCGCCGATGGTTCGCTGCGGCCCGGAAATCGACCGGGAACAACCGCACGAAGACAGAGCAGGAACTGTGGACGCTTATCAGTGAGCGCACCGTGAGCGCCGTTCGCCGACCCGGCAGGCTCGTGGAAGAGCGCATCCCCATTGAAAGCATCCCAAACCTTGCCGCACTGGGATACAACGCGCAGGAAATTGCCGACGCCGAGGATGCGTTCATGGCGCTTTCCGTTGATATGTCCACGGCCCGTGGAATTGCCGCCACTACCGGGCGGCGTCTCAAAAACATGCAGGCAGGCCGGGACTCGACTGCAACATTTGTGACGATTACACGCTGGGAACCCGGCACAGAGGAGGAAGTGGAACTGACGCAGGCCGAAGGCATCTACCTCACCATGCTGGCCGCGCAGGCGCAATACACCCGCCCGCTGGAGATTGCCGGATGGACAGCCGAGACGCTGGCCGAGATCGAAGCCGGCCTTTCACCACTGGCCAAGGACATGCGGGCCTTCATGGCGGACGAATACCGGACGGGATACTTCCCGCTTTCATCGCTCTTCGAGGGCATGTTCGGGGTTCCGCTGCCGCAAATTGAGAACTACGCACCCGGCAAATGGTGGAGCAGGGGAGCCGAGAAGGCCATGGACCCGGCGCAGGCCGGACTGGTGGAGGGCGGATTCCGCGCTGGATTCCTCAAAGGCCGGAAGGCGCACCAAGCCGCCCCGCGACTGGAGAACGCCTTCGAGGTGTTTTTCGGGCACGCCAACCAGACCGCGCACTGGAAGGCGATGGCACCGCTGGCTCGGGAACTCCGTGGCGTGTTCGCAGATCCCGACGTGAAGCAGCAGATCGTGGCCGCCCACGGCCCGGAAATGCTGGCCGTGGTCAACCAATGGATGGAATCACTGGAGGGGAACGGTCTGCAAATCGGCTACAGCCGCCTGTACCAGACTATGCTCGACTGGCAGGCCACCACCGCGCTGGCGTGGAAAGTTGGCACGCTGCTGAAGCAAAGCACCGCCGCGCTCGGTGCCGCCTTTAAGATCCCACTCCGGGAGTACATGAGCGGCGTGGGCAAGTTTATTGCCGGCCGATTGGACGTGAAAGACATCTGGCAGAGCGACATCATCCAGCGCCGCATCGAAGGCGGTTTCTCCCCGGAAGTTCGCAGCGCCGTGGCCAAGACATTCCTCGCCGCACCGACCCGCCGCCGCAACTTCCTTCGCGCCGGGATGGAACTGATTGGCTACGTGGACGCCATGTTCACAAGCTTCAGCGCCGCCATTGCCTACGATTACCACCTCCGGCAGGCCGCTGCCAAGCGCCAAGCACTGGCCGAAACCGAGCGGATCGTGACGCAAACCGCGCAGCCCGTGGAAGTGACAGACCGATCACTGTTTGAGCAGACCGGGTGGGGAAAGCTGCTGCTCATGTTCGGCGGGGACAGCCGGCAAAAGGCCAGCATGTGGATTTCCGCACTGGCAGCCGCCACGAAGGGCAAGGCCACGCCGGACGACATTCGGGTGCTGGCACTGTCCCACCTCGTGGTTGGCCCCATGCTTCAGATCATTTCCAGCGCATGGATGGACTGGCGCGACGACGACGACGACCAGTGGCTGGATGAAAAGAACTGGGAGGCATGGGACTTTGCCCGCTCCATCCTCCTTGGCCCAGCCGCCGGCCTGCCGCTCATCCGGGAGATCGTGGATGACTTCAGTGGGGACACCGGGCCGCTGGCCGCCACCGGGAAGGCAGCAGCCGACGCCGTGGCCATCATCAAAGGCCCGCCGGATGGCGAAGCCGAGGCCGTGGAATGGTACGGGAAGCGATTCACTGGCGTCATGAAGGGACTGTCCGCGTTCCCTGCGGTGGTCGCCGGGATCACAGATCAGGCATTCCGCGTGGCCGACAACATCATCGAAACAGACGACGAAACGCAGAAACGAATCAACTCCCTCAAGAACAAGCTTGGCCGGGAGAAAGATCCGGAGAAACAACAGGAACTCCGTGAACGGATTCTGGGATTGCAGAGCATGCTGAAGTGAACCACACTCCGCGCATGCGTACCATCCTCGCACTTGCAGCCGCTTCCCTGACTGGATGCACGGCACTGCCCGCGTTCTCCGTCAGCTACGAGCCGACCACCGAAGCCGTCACCGTCACCGTCACCAAGTAACCACCATGGCACCTCCCGCACCCTCACCGGAATCCATTGCAGCCGCTGGCGCTTTCGCCCGCAAGGCCGTGAAAGACGCGTTGTTGTGGCTCCTCCGCAACTACTCGCCGTTCTTTGCTTCCGTTCACAGCGGCATCAAGCAGGGCATCGCAGACGCCGAGAAGGAAATCCCATGATTCCACCGAGCCGTCCCAATCTCACCCGCCACGCATTGCTGGAGCGGATTCATCGGGCGTATCCGCAATGGGTGTTGCCACCGTTCTTCCTCGCTGGGATCCGGGGATACTACCGGGACAGCATGGGAGCCGTGGGCCGCAATGACCGTGGCATTTACGACGACGCCATCTTCATCTGGACGCCCGAAGCGTTTGCGGCTTTCAACGCCAACACGGACCCGTCCGGATTCCGGCCCGCCACCGCATCACGGAAGGGAATGGCGGTCCTCCAGCCGGGAATCTGGGACGTTTACAAGTTCGACACGCACAACGGCACGTTTGCCCACCCGGCAATCTGCCAGCGACTCGGACCCGTTACCGTGGACCGCGACGGCACCGGACCCGATACCGGGATGTTCGGAATCAACATCCACCGGGGAGGCAATCGCGGCACTTCGTCCGAGGGATGCCAGACCATTCCGCCGGCGCAGTGGGACGCCTTCTACAATCTGGCCAAGTCGGAAGCCGTTCGCTTGTGGGGCAATCCGGGATACAAGCGCCAGCGCATCACCTACGTTCTACTCTCATGATCTCCACCAACGTCCGCGCCATCCGCTACCAGGGTAACGGTAGTACCACGCAGCCCTACGCCATCACCTTCCCGTTCTTGCGGGACGCCGGAAACATCCGTGTGCGGATCATTGTCGGCGAAACCGAGACAGACCTTGGCAGCGCAGCCTTCACCGTTCACGATCCCGAAGGCGCAGCGCCATACGTGACAACCGCCGCGGCATACCCCAGCACCACCGAGGTGATCGTATTCCGGTGGGTGCCGTTCACGCAGCCTCTCGACCTTCCGGAGGGTTCCCGCTTCCCTGCGGAGTCGGTGGAGGATGCGCTGGACCGCCTCACCATGCTCACGATGCAGATCGGGGACATGCAGGTGGCAGGCATCGAACCGGGCATCACGGTGCCGGCCGAGGGATTGCAGGACGTTCCTTCATGGGCGGACGACGCGGCCCGCGGTGCAGTGAATCCAGCCCGGGCCGGACAACTCGGATACCAGCGTGATTCCCGCGGGATCTATTTCGCCCGCAGCACGGCCGTGGGAGACTGGCAACTGTGGACCGGACCAATCACGGCGCAGCGGCTTACGCTGGCAGCCGTCAGCGACACTGGCACACCGGGAGCCACCGCCACCGCACTGGCCAGCCTGATTGCCGGGTGGAGCGTGGACGCTGCTCTGTTTATTGGGGACAACCACTACGCCCCCGCGACGTTCGCGCAGTCGTGGGCACCGTTCGATTCGCTGGTGGCCGCGCAAAAGGTTTACCCGGCACTCGGGAACCACGACGTGAACGACTGGGCAGCGCACGCGAGCAAGTTCAGTTATCTGGGCAGCAACACCCGCTACTACCGCAAGAGTTTCGGGAATGGCCTGCTCGACGTGTTCGTGCTGCACTCCGGAGTAAACAGCGCCATGACGCTGGTGGAGCCGGATGGCAACGCGGTGGGCAGCGTGCAGCATCAATGGTTCGTCCAGCAGTTGGCGCTTTCCACAGCCCGGTGGAAGCTTGTGGCGTTCCATCACCCGGCACTCACGGTTTCCGAGGAGGCCAACCGCGTGGTGGCAGCCATGGACTGGCCGGAATTTGCCCAGGTGGATGGCATCCTCTGCGGGCACGTTCATTTCACGGAATGGCTCACGCTCCGCGGCGTGCCGCTGGTCAACGTGTCCGGGAACATCATGCGGGACGGCAACGTGGCCGACACCCTCAACCTCACCGGGTCAGATCCAGCCGGGAATCAGCTGCTCTGGCATGACGACCGCCGCAAGCTGGCCACCCGGATTCACGTCACCACCAAGTCAATTCTCGTGGCCTATCACGACATTGAGACTGGTGGCGTGGTCTATCAACGGGAACTGAGCGACACGACCGGGCTGCGCGGAAGCTGGGGACAGGAGATTCTCAGCCCAGACACCGCGGTACCGCTGGGCGCCGTGGCCGCAGACGTTTCCCCGGTAGCCATCAAGGACGGCGTCTGGATGATTGCGGTGAACAGCACAGCCACCGACGCCATCTCGGGCAAGATCATGGTGGACAGTCAGACGGCAGCAACGTGGACGCTCCCAGCCGGCGCATACTACACCGAAGCGACAGCCGTCCGCAATCTGCGCAGAGGCGCAGGCGTGTGGGTGGATGTCACCAGCCACCCAAGCTACGGCAGCGGATTCGGGCTCGCTGTGCATTGCTCCGGCAATCTGGTTTCATGAGTCGCCGGGGGCATTACGGTGGCGCACGGAAGCGCGTGGGATTCATTACGCCGGGATTCGGGTGCGGTGGAGCCGAGCGGTGGGTGCTGACGTTGGCCAAGCATTTGCACGGCGCAGACATTGCCGGCTTCCTCTCCCACACCGATCAGGGCCCGCTGGCAGCGGAGGCGCACACGCTTGGCCCGATCATGACCGGGGATCATGCTGCGCAATTCGCGGAGCGGTGCGACATCGTCATTGCATGGGCATGGAACCAACTCGCGGATTTCCGCAGGATCTTCCGCGGCCGGCTGATAGCGGTCAGCCACGGCAGTCCCGGAAACCAGTGGGGAGACAACGTCACCAGCCGCATGGGCGCCGTCCCCGGCGTCGAATTGCTTGCGGTGTCCGACAACAGCCTCAACGTCTGGCCAGTTCGCGGCAGCGGCATTTACATCCCAAACGGCGCAGAGGTTGACCGATGCACGCCGCGGGCTGGTAGGAGCGCCATGCGTGAGCGGCTTGGCATCAAGCCGGAGGAGCGTGTTGCCACGTTCTGCGGGCGAATCTGCGCGGAGAAACGGCCATGGGCGCTGGTTTCTGCTCTTGATTGGCTGCCGTCCAGCTGGGTGGTGCTGATTGCGGGGCCGGATCAGGCCGGATGGACGAAGGCCATGGCGCAGAACCCGCGTGTCCGCGTGCTGCCACCGCAGGATCATGTTGGCGACGTACTGGCAGCCTCTGACGTGTTCGTGCTGCCATCCGAGACAGAGGCCCACCCGATTGCCCTGTGCGAGGCGTGGATTGCCGGCGTGCCGACTGTGTACGCAGATTGGCCCTTTGCCGCGCAGCTGCGGCGCGACCACGGTCAAGACCTCGGGGTTCCCGTCCGGCTCGACTGTTCCCCTGCGGAGATTGCAGCCGCCATCCTGACTGCTCACACGTTTCGGCACACGCTGGCAGACTCAGCCCGCCGCATTGCGTGGCAGCATTACACCGCTTCCGTCATGGCGGACCGCTGGGAGCGGCATCTGGGGCTTGCTCCGATTCAGCGGACGGGCACGGCATCGGCGTACTGACAGCAGGCCGCGCCCATGCAAACGGATTGCGCCGCAGGGGTTTTTACGCGGTTCGCGTGAATGCATGTGACGCTTGTGACGCATGTGACACGTGTGACGCTGTGACAACTGTGACGCTCATTTTCTGCCGCACAATTAACCGCACATGAAGTGACGCTTGTGACGCATGTGACGCGATAATGTCACACCGTCACACACTCCCCGCCCCTTTCCTC